ACGTGCTGGACGAGCTGATCGCCGAGCAGACGGCCGAGCCGGACTGGAAGAAGAACAAGCGGGGGGAGTTGGAACTGCCGGAAATCAGATGGTCGGAGACCAGGCCGGCCCAGATGCTGGGTCTGACCAGGGACGAACTGGCCATGGCGCGGAGCCGGTGCTGGGGCACCTTGTTCTGGCGGCTGTTCACACAGGCCAAGGACGCCGGGGAAACCCTCACAGATGCGGACATCGCCCACGCCTTTTACCTGGGAGACGAGAACGTGCTGGATCTGGTGGGTAGAGGGCCGGTTGGCAAGAGCCTGCGGTATCTGCTCCGCCAGATCGAGCGGGCGGGGGTGGAGCCGGAGGACGAAGACCCTCAGCCGGAGGGAGTAATCGACGTATCAATTCTACTGGACTACTGGCGCATGGCCGAGCTGACAGGTCGGGATCTGGCAGACCCGGATGTGCGCTGGCCGGAGGATCTGCTGGAAGCCCACGACCGCATGTCCGATGCCGTCACGCAGTTTGAGGCCAGGGAACTGGCTTCCAAGTTCCGTATCCGGCGGAAGCAGTTGGCCCGGTATGCGTTCCAGTGGAGGGGCCTGTTGATCCGGCCGGCCGCCAGTCAAAGAGAACTGGTGGCGGAGGGGGATGCTCTGCATCACTGTGTGGGCACCTATGCCAAGGACCATGCAAACGGAAAGACCGCCATCTTCTTCATCCGCCGAGCAAAAGCGCCCCGAAAGTCCTTCTACACCTTGGAACTGAACGAGGGTAAGCTGGTGGTGCGCCAGAACCGGGGGCGGCGCAACTGTGCCCGCACGAAAGAGGTGGAGGAACTTGAAGCCGTATGGCTGGCATGGCTGAAGGCCGGCGCACCTCGGGACGCCAAAGGCCGGCCGGTTGTGCCGGAGCAATCAAAACAGAAGGAGGTAACCGCCGCATGAGTGAATTGAGCACCACGAACAGCCAGCCGGCGCGGACAGTGGAGGCCGTCACGCTGGAAATCCAGACCCTGCAGCGCCAAGCCCAGCAACTGCTCCTCGGCTATGCCATCGAGATCGGCCGCAGGCTGGTGGAGGTTAAGGCAATGCTGCCCCATGGGCAGTGGGGGACGTACATCAAGGAGCAGGTGGGCTATTCCCAGTCCACCGCCAACAACCTGATGCGCATTTTTGAGGAGTACGGCACGGCCCAGCAGTCCATATTTGGGCCGGAGGCAATTTCCCAAGCGATTGGCAATTTGAGCTATACCAAGGCCCTGCGGCTCCTGGCCCTGCCCGCCGACGAGCGGGAGGCATTTGTGGAGGAGCACAACGTGGAGGACATGAGCACCCGGGAGCTGGAGGCCGCTATCAAGGAGCGGGACGACGCCCTCCGCCGGGCTGAGGAGGACAGGGCCGAGCGGGAGGCCGCCGAGCAGGCCCGGGAGAAGATCGCCCAGGATATGGCCCTGGCCAACGAGCGGGTGGCCCAGCTATCCCGGGAGCTGGAGGAGCTGCGCAGCCGTCCGGTGGAGGTGGCCGTACAGCACGCCGAGGAGGAGGAGCTGGAGCAGGCCCGCCGGGAGGCGGCGGCAGATGCCCGCGTCCGGGTGGAGGCCCTGGAGAATGAGCTGGCAGCCGCCCGGAAGCAGCAGAGCGACCTGCTGAACCAGCACCAGGAGATGGATCAGAAGCTGAAGGAGGCCCGCCAGGCGCGAAGGGACGCCATGGACGCGCAGAAGGCTGCCCGGGAGGAGCTGAAACAGACCAGGGAGGCGTTGGAGCGGGCCCGGAAGGAGCTGCGGGCCTCCGGGAATAAGGAGATCACCCAATTCGGGGTCTACTTTGAGGCGTGCCAGGAGGATTTTTCCCGCATGATGGGCATCCTCCACAAGCTGAAGGCCGGTGGGGACGACGAGGGCCGGGCCAAGCTGACTGCCGCCGGCGGCGCACTGCTGGGAGCTATGGAGAAGCAACTGGCGCCCTTCCGGGAGGAGGGGGCGGCATCATGCTGATTGAGGCCCCCTGCCGCCTGGGGGAGAAGTTCACCCACCACCGGAGTTACAGCAATCCCAAAGAACAGTACCTGCTAGGGATTGACCTGTCTATATGGCACTGCAATATCGACGGCGTGACACTGCTGGGAGGTCCATACAAAAAGGGGACGGTGGACTTCTTTGAACGGAAGGACATGGATGCGCTGCCGATCTCCTTTGAGGTGCCGGAACGGCTGGTGGAAGGAGACTGTAGGCCAGAGGAGCTGGGCATGGAACCGGGGAAGAAGTGGAAACTACGAGGGATTCGGCTATGCGGGGAAACCGGGTGGGCGTTCAGCCTGTTTGATATGGACCGTGACTCCCGCCTGGTCAGAACGGATGTGCTGGACAAGCTCTTTGCCCCAGTTCTGCCAGCGGTGCAGGTGAATCTGATGGATTTCATTTAAGGGGGGAGACGATATGGAGAGACCAATTCTGTTCAACACCTCCATGGTGCGTGCCATCCAGGAGGGCCGAAAGACCGTCACCCGGCGGGCAATAAGGCCGCAGCCGGACGGCAGGCCCATCCGCATGACGGAAAATAGCTGTTACCCCGGCTGTTATGCAATCGAGGGGACGCCGAGGGTAATTCGGCCACCATGCCAGACTGGCGACATTCTGTGGGTGAGGGAGACGTGGGCTCGGCTTCCGGCCAGCCCTGGAGGGCATTTCAGGCCAAACGGCGTGTATTACTACCGGGCGGACGAGGATATACGGCCGGAACAGTACAAGAGCAGTGGTTGGCGTCCTGCTATTCATATGCCAAAGGTGGCAGCCCGGATTTTCCTGCGGGTCGCCGGCGTGCAGGCGGAGCGGCTGAGGGAAGTTACATGGGAAAGTGCGGCCGAAGAAGGGTGCGTAAATCCTATGCGATTCGATGAACTGTGGGACAGCACCATAAAGCCTGCTGAACGACACCTCTACGGCTGGGAGGCAAACCCTTGGGTATGGGTGATCACCTTCGAGCGAGTCGATCGGCCGAAGCCCAGTACATGAGCGGATGGACAAGTCTGCTCACCGCCGGGGATCTGGAGGAACTGCGGGAAGCTCTGCGCCGGGGGTGGGTCACATCCCTGGAGTGGGAGGCACCGGCCCTCCGGCTGCGGGTGCGGGTGAGCACCCAGCGGGCAGCGTCCGTCTGGTCGGTGCCCATGCTGGTACGGTTGGAGAGATGGACCCCAGGCCAGTACAGCACCCAGTTATTTGACAGTGTGGAGGCGATGCTGGATGGATATTGACCTCCGGCGCCTGGGAATGGGCGCGCAGTTACAGATTGCCCTCGCCCTGGTTGGGAGGGGCGCAGAGAGGAGAGACAACCATGGCAGACGTGGAGCTGATTGCCCTGTGCATCGCGGCGCGGCGGCGTGGCCTGACTTATGGGCAACTGGTGGCGCAGACAACCGAGGCGGAGCGCCGGAGGATCGTGGACAAGTACCGGCGAGGCCCCAAAAGGAAGGAAAATAAAGGAAGATAAACAAGGGCGGGCTTTGGAGCCCGCCCTTTGCGGCATGACATTGTGCGCCGCCTCCGGCCCTTCGGGGGCGGCGCAGAGGGCCAATGCCCTACATTATATATTAAATTGAGGAACGCGCGCGTGTTCCTATGCGGGGCCCTTAGACCGCTAAGATCTCGACCAGCACCAGCCAAAGGAGGAGAACCAGGTGAAAAAGCTCATGCGCTACCGGATCACAGCGGGCCGCGCCGTGGAGGTGCGGGACGTGCTCATGGAGACACGCGGGGGAACACCGCGGGGGGCCAGAAGAGGGAAATCATCCGCCAAGCAGCTCAAGCGCAATGAAGACGAGGCGGTGCTGATCCTGGCCCGGCAGCTCAATGCCAACTGCAAGGGCGGAGATCTGTTCCTGACCCTGAAATACTCCGATAGCCGCCTGCCTGCCACACGGGAGGAGGCGAAGCGTATTGCCCGAAACTTCATGCGGCGGCTGGCCAGGGCGTACCGGAAGACCACGGGGAAAAAGCTCAAGTGGTGGCTGGTGACTGCCAGCGTGTCCACGAAGACGGGGCAGCCGGTGCGCCTGCACCACCACGTGGTCACGGATGCCATGGACTGGGAGCTGATCGCCCAGCACTGGCCGCCGGAGGAGTTTTCATACCGACGCCTGGATGCGACAGGGGACTATACCGCCGTGGCCAGGTACATGATACGCAACGCCGGGTACGGAGGAGCGCGAGCCTGGTCCCACTCTCAGGGTATCCGGCAGCCCCAATATTCCACGCCCATCCCTGTGGCCAGAGCGGGCACGGTGCGGGTGCCGCCGGAGGCCCGCGTGGTTGAGCGGGAGATCCGGGAGGACGGGGAAACCGGGTTTTCCGCGGCTTACATACGCTGGGTGATGCCGCTGAAGTCCAATGCTGTACGCCATGGGAGGAGGCGGCGCACATGACCACGCTCCAGCTTCGGAGACTGCGGGCCTACAACGCGGCTGGATGGAACGACTGTCAGATCGCTGACGAGCTTGGCCTGACAGTTGGCACGGTGTACTACTGGCGCCGGCTCAAACTAGGACTGCCTGCCCACCGTGATGCAAGTCACAAACGGCTTCGGGACTATACGGTCTATGACCGACACGGAAATGTGGCGGCCTTTGGCACAGCCAGAGAGTGCGCCAGAGCCCTGGGGGTGAAGGTGGAGACGATATACCGCTTGGCAAGCCGCTCGGCGCGGTGCCGGGATGGTCGGGTAGTGCGCGAACCGGATTCTTAGTTTTGACCAGGACAAAACAGCTTTTTGGGGTTAGCATTAACCTGTAAAGCCGTATCTGCGAAAGGAGGGCGGTGAGGCGGTGTACGAGGATATGAGCATGGAGGAGTTAGAAAAGCTGCTGACGCGGAAAGAACGGTTGTTTGTCGAAGAGTATGACCGGGACGGCAACGGCACCCAGGCCGCCATCCGCGCCGGGTACAGCCCAGGGAAGAAAAACGCATCTGCATCTGTGCAGGCCAGCAAGCTGCTAAGGTCGGCTAAGATTTCTGCGTACAGGCGCGCACGTGCGAATGAGTTGTGCAGCCAGATGGGGATCAGCCGAGAGACCATTAGGCTCAACGTGATGGATATCTACCGTCGGTGTATGACGGCCAAGCCAGTGATGAAGTACGACCCGGACCGCAGGGAATGGGTGGAGTCGGGGGAATTTGTCTTTGACTCCAAGGGGGCCCTGAAGGCCATGGAGCTGCTGGGCAAGCCCCTGGGCATGTTCGAGCGGGACGGTGAGGAGGCACAGGAGGGCGTGACTATTGTCGATGACGTATAAGTTGTCGGAGATCATGCCGCCGGCCTTCTTTGAGCTGCACCGGCGCATACGGGCCGGCGAGGTCACCGAGGCGCTGTGTGAAGGCGGCCGCGGCGGGGCGAAAAGCTCGTTTATCTCCGAAGAAATTGAACTCCAGATGATGCGCCACCCGGACACCCATGCAGTGGTGCTCCGCCGGAAGGAGAACACCCTGCGGCGTACGGTCTATAACCAGTACATTTGGGCGGCGGGGGCGCTGGGGGTAGGCAGTAAGTGGAAGGCCACGGTCTCCCCCATGGAGCTGACATACCTGCCCACGGGGCAAAAGATCATGTTTTTCGGCCTGGACGATCCGGGCAATCTGAAATCCATTAAGCTGCCCTTCGGCTATGTGGCCTATGTCCATTTTGAAGAATTGGACCAGTTTCGCGGGCCGGAAGAGGTGCGCAACGTAGAGCAGTCCCTGCTCCGCGGCGGCCCCATTGCCATCACGTTCAAGAGCTTTAACCCGCCGGCCAGCGCGGCCAACTGGGCCAACCAGTACGCCAGAGAAAGCAAGCCGGGCCAGGTGAAGCACCACAGTACCTACCTGGAGACACCGCCGGAGTGGCTGGGCCCCCGATTCATCGCGGACGCCGAGCACCTGAAGGCTCTCCGCCCCATGGCCTACCGGAACGAATATTTGGGAGAGGTCACCGGCGGCGGGGCAAACGTGTTTGAGAATATTCAACTGCGCGCCATCACCGACGAGGAACTGGGCCGCTTCGACCGCATCTACCGTGGGATTGACTGGGGCTATTACCCTGACCCTTGGGCCTATAACTGCATGCACTACGACGCGGCCCGCCTGACCCTCTACATCTTCGACGAGGCAGAGGCATACCGGAAGGGCAACGAGGAGACGGCCCGTATCCTCCGGGAAGAGAAGGGCGTCCAGCCCCTTGACCTGCTCACCGCGGACAGCGCCGAACCAAAGAGCATAGGGGACTATAAGGCGTTTGGCCTCTATTGCCGGGGAGCAGCCAAGCCGCCGGGCAGCGTGGAATACTCCATGAAGTGGCTGGGGCGGCTGGCGGCGATCGTGATTGACCCGGAGCGGTGCCCCAGGACAGCCAAGGAGTTCAGCGAATATGAGTTCGAGCGGGACAAGGACGGGAACCTGATTTCCGCCTACCCGGACGCCAAAAACCACCACATCGACGCAGTGCGCTACGGGATGCAGCCGGTGTGGAAGCAAAGGGGCGAATAAGCGTGGATTTTCTATACTGGATGGGAAAGGCGGTGAAAGGGATGTTTCAGAGCGTGCCGACGGCACCCGGAGAGCTCCAGATTTCGGAGAAGATGGCCAACGCGATCACCGGCTGGCTACTGGCCTTTTACCAGCGGCCGGCGTGGCTGGAGGCCGGATACCGGGTGACCAATGCCCCGATCAACGTCACAGATTACATGTCCACCCTGGCCTGCAATGAGATTGCCATGAGCGCGGGGGCCTCGGCCCGTGGAACGTGGATCAATGACCAGTTGACCCGATTCCTGTTACCTCAGCTCAAAAACGCGGTGCAGTTGGCTGGGGCAGGAGGCCGTGTGGTGGTAAAGCCCTATCCCTCCGGCCGGAATATCTACTGTGAAATCATCCCAGCCGACCGCATCTATCCTACCCGCATCAATGGGGCCGGCGTGACGGAAGCGGGCTTCTTTACCGACTTTGCCGCCCTGCGGGGGCGGAAGGTGGTACGGGTGGAGGCGTGGGATCTCCAGCCGGACGGGCTGTATCTTCAGAACCGGGCTTACTGGTACAACACCGGGGACACCCTGGGCGGAGAGCTGGCCCTGACGGATGTGCCAGAGTGGGCGGGCCTGGAGCCGGAGGTGGTCATCCGCGGCGTGGACCGCCCCCTGTTCGGCGAACTGCGCATGCCGATGGCCAACACAGTGGACGAGACCAGCAAATTGCCGGTAAGCCTGTACGCCAGGGCTGTGGACACTATGGCGGAGCTGGACCGCATCTACAGCGAGTTTCTGTGGGAGATCCACACGGGCAAGCGCAAGCGCATCGTGGACCGGACGGCGATCAAGCCGGACAAGAGCGGCGGCGGGGTGCCCTTCAGGGACCAGACCACGGATCTTTACCTGTCCATGGATCTGACGGGCGATATGGGGCAGGGAGATCCCTTCCGGGACTACACCCCTGCCCTGCGGGTGGAAGAGTACCAGAAGGCCATCGACATACAGTGTCGGCTCTTGGAGCGGCAGACGGGTTTCTCCCCCGGCACCTTCTCTTTCGACCTCAAAAGCGGACGTATGACAGCCACGCAGGTGGTGAGCGACGACAAGGAGACCTACAATACCACCAAAGCCATCCAGGAGAACGGGCTGCGCCAGGGGCTGCTCGATCTGATGTACGCCTATGATATATACGCCACCCTCTACGGCCTTGCGCCGGCGGGGGCCTTTGACCCCTCGGTCTCCTTCGGAGATTCCATCTTTGAGGACACAGGGGTGGAGTTCGCCCGGCGTAAGGGTCTGGTGGACAGCGGATACCTCCGGCCGGAACTGCTGGTGGGCTGGTATTTCGGCGTCAGCGAACAGGAGGCCCGGGAGAAGTACATGCCGGAACCCCGCCCCATGCTGAGATTCCCGGAGGAGTGAGGCCATGATTTGCCCCTATATCTGCCACGTGATCCAGACCAACCAGAACCGCTATGAGTACGACGAGGAGGGACGCAACACCTTCCACGAGCACATCCTAGCGGAGCAGAAGGTGCCGCTTACCTGTGCCAGAGAGGACTGCGGCGCTTGGCGCGATGGCCGGTGCACCTATGGAGGTGGGACGGAATGCTGACACCCCGATACCTGGAGAGCGCGCCGGACGCTATGGTAGACCTCTACAGTGAGGTGGAGGCGGATATCCTGGCCGACATGGCCCGGCGGATTGCCAGATATGATTTTTTCATTCCGGCGGCGGAGCACCAACTGCGTGTCCTGGAGGAGATGGGTGCCGAACAGACGTACATCCTGCGCCGGCTGGCCGAACTCACCGGGCGAAGTGAGGCGGAGCTGCGCCAGCTCTTTGAGGTGTCCGGCGGGAAGGCCCTGGTCAGTGACCAGGCGGACTACCGGCGGGCGGGCCTGCATCCTCCGGCCCTCAACACGTCCCAGGAGCTCCAGCAGGTGCTCAGCGCAGGGCTTCGGCAGACCCAGGGCCTCTTTACCAACCTGACCCGCACCACGGCGCTGGACAGCGGGGAGCGGTTTCGGGCGGTGCTGGACCGGGCGTGGCTCCAGGTGAGCACCGGCGGATTCGACGCCAATACCGCCATACGGAACGCCATTAAGGAGCTGACCCGCCAGGGGCTGACGACCGTGGACTACGCTTCCGGCCGCACCATGTCCGTGGAGGCGGCAGTGCGGATGAATGTGGTAACTGGCGTTAATCAGACGGCCCTCCGGCTTCAGGATACCTTGGCCGACGAAATGGACAGCGACCTGGTGGAGACCACGGCCCACAGCGGGGCCCGCCCCTCTCATGCCAGGTGGCAGGGGCAGGTGTTCAGCCGCTCCGGCAAGTCCAAAAAGTACCCGGATTTCCGCCGGGCCACGGGCTACGGCACCGGGCCAGGGTTGGGGGGCTGGAATTGCCGGCACTCCTTCCACCCCTACTTTGATGGTATGGCCCGCACCTACGGGGCGAAGGAGCTGAAAAAGCTGGAGGCAAAATCCATCACCTACAACGGCGAGAAGCTGACCGAGTACGAGGCCAGCCAGCGCCAGAGGTATATAGAGCGGCAGATCCGCCGCTGGAAGCGGGAGCAGCAGGCCATGAAGTCCGCCGGGCAGCCCCAGGAGGAGGCCAAGGCGAAGCTGAAGGAATGGCGGGCACGCCAGACCGACCTTGTGGAACAGACCGGACTCAAACGCCAGTACGACCGCGAGCGGGCGGGCGGCTGAGACTCCGGTGTTCATATCCGCCCATCCCCGGCCGGGCTTAAAATGCCGGGACGCCCCGGCGCGGAGTGGCCGCGCGCTTATAAGGAAAATCGCGGGCGGGAAAGGAAATAGCATGAACTACGAGTATCTGAAGCCCTTCTTTGAGGGCGGCCCCCTGTCCTTTGAGCAGCTGACCGAGAAGCTGGACGCCGCTGACGGCGTGAAGCTGGCCAATCTGAAGGACGGCGGCTATGTGGGCAAGGACAAGTTTGACGCCCTGGAGGCCAGGGCGAACGGGCTCCAGGCCCAGCTCTCCGAGGCAAACGGCAAGCTGGAGGGCTACGACCCGGAGTGGAAGGCCAAGGCCCAGCAGATGCAGCAGGAGGCCAACCAGAAGGTAGAGGCCGTCCGGTTTGACTACGCGCTCAAGGCGGCCCTGACAGCGGCTAAAGCCAAGAACCCGGAGCTGGTGGCCAAGTCCATCAACCGGGACGCCCTCAAGCTGACTGACGCCGGCCTGGTGGGCCTGGAGGAGCAGCTAAAGGCGTTGAAGGAGTCTGACGGTTATCTGTTTGAGGGGGACAAGCCCGCCCCGGAGATCGTCAAGCCCGGCAGCCCGATCCGCCGAACCCCGGCAGGGGGCGGGGATCTGGATGACTTCTATGCAAACAACCCGTTCTACAAGAAAAAAGCGTAAAGGAGTATGAGAGATGTCTGTCACTTATAACGGTCTCCATGTGGACGAGCGGTATTCCGCCATCCTGGAGCCCAACCTGTATTTTAACCCGATTCTGGTGCCCGGTGTGACCTGCACCGACAAGTACGAGACTGGCCCCGCCGGCCAAATCTTCGTCCACCAGCTCAACACCAGCGCCGTGGAGGCTGGCACCCCCGGCCGGGACTTCACTGACGAGGTGGCCGCTGATACGCTGATCCCCATTCAGATCAACAACAACTTCCAGAAGTCCAAGAAGATCTATGGCGTCCAGGCCGCGGCGGTGAGCTTCGCGGCGGGCAACGAGTATCTGGCCACCGCTATCCAGGAGTGCCGGGAGGGCTGGATGCAGTGCGGCATCGCCTGTCTGGCCCAGGAGGGTAAGGCGGCCACTGCAACGGCGGCCATCACGGAGGATACCGTCAAGTCTGACCTGATCGACACCCGTACCGAGATCGTGAAGGACAAAGGCCGGGCCAACGTGGTCATGTGCACCCCGGAGTATTATGGCCTGGTGCTCAAGGCGGCAGGCAAGGATTTCACTCCCAGCACTAACGACCGTATCGCGGCCACCGGCAACGTGGGCCAGTGGTTGGGCTTCACCTTCGTGGAGGCCAATGGTGCCACCGGCAGCATCAAGTATTACGACCACACCGGTGCGCAGAAGACTGTGGACATGAGCAAGGTGCAGTATGTCATGTACTACCATGAGACCCTGTCCGTGGTGAGCAACTTCGAGGTGGCCCGCATCATCGACTCCGAGCGGTTCGCGGGCTCTCTGGCCCAGGTGGAGATGAATACCGGCTACCGGGTGACTAACTCCAAGTTGGCCCGGGTGCGCAAGGTGGCCGGCGCAGGTTAAGGAACAGGGGGGCGGACCATGCTGACCGCAGGATATGAATTTTATAGGGGGACCTATCACGGGGACAAGATCACCGCTGCGGAGTGGCCCGTACTCAGCCGGGATGCCGCCGCCTGCCTGGAGGAGCTGACCCTGGGCAGGACGGCGGCTGACCTGGCCCCGGAGCTGCTGGAGCGGTGCCAGATGGCGCTATGCGCCGTAGCTGAGGAGTACAAGGCCGAGCGAGAAGAGGGCGCTGGCGTTGTAGCGTCGGAAAGCGTGGGCTCCTGGTCCCGGACCTATGCACAGACGGCCAGCCCGGCGCAGAAACGGCGGGATGCCGCGTGGATGTGGCTGGGGAATACCGGCCTGCTGTACCGGGGAGGCGAATCGCTGTGTGGCCGCATACCGTAACAATCTGGCGCAGAGGCGCAGACGAAAGCTACACCGCAGAAGTGGTCACCGGCTGCTTGTGGGAGGACAGACGGGGTGAACAGCTTCGCAAGACCGGGGCCTCGGCGTCGAATGGCGTCAAGGTTTATATGCCCATCACCGCAGCCATTCAGGCCGGAGATTACGCGGCAAAGGGCGAAGGGTACGGGGCAGTGAGGACGGCCAAGGACATCGTGGCCTTGGGCGGCCTCCGGGTATCAGAGGCGGACCGCCTGGACTTCGGCAGGCTGTCCCATGTGGAGGCGGTGATGGAATGAGCTATAGCTTCCACTGGAATCCGCATTTCAAGCGGAAGAGGAAGGCAGGGCTGCAAAGAGCCCAGCGGGCTATAGATTCCAGTGTTCTCCGCTTTTCAGAGCCGTTTCTGCCATTCCAGTCCGGGGTGCTGCGTAACAGTGGAATCACTGGAACAGTGGTAGGTTCTGGACGGGTACAGTGGACGGCGCCCTACGCGCATTATCTGTACGAAGGCAGGGTTATGGGGCCGAACGTCCCGCTGCATGAGGGTGGACAGTTGGTGGGATTTTTCTCGCCGAAAGCCCCCAAAAAGTATACCGGGAAAAAGCTGCAATTCCATGGGGCCCCCAAGCGGGGGGCCAGATGGTTTGACCGCATGAAACGGGTACATACCGCCGACATTGTGGCGGAGGCAAATCGAGCTTATAGGGGAGGCAGGGTGCTGTGAGTATTTTGCAGGCACTTCAAGACTTTTTGGAGGGCTACGAGGGGATGGAGCTCCGTCCGCTGGGGGAAATTCTGACCGACCTGACCAGGGCGGCACCGCCCTCTTACTCCCTGGCCCCTGCGGGCGGTGGAACGGACACCCAGGATGTGGTT